CATTTATTTTTTCAAAATATTGTATGAATTCTAATAACAATATATTAAGAAAAAATATTGTCTCTTCATCTGTTTTTTGACACTTTTCAAAATTAAGAGTTAACGACTTACCCCTTAAGCCCATCATAGAATGTACTATTTTACTAAAACACTTATATGTTTCATTGTTGTTTCCTTCAATAGAAAAAACAGAAGGAATAAAAATTTCTTCATAAATTACATCCTCATATTCTACAAATTTTTCTTTACAAAGAAAATCATACAATTTAAATGTATTACGCTCTATAATTTTTTTATCATTGTCTAATTGGGTTTTAAGTATCTTATAAAAGACAGAATTCGTAGCATGATTATATCTTTTCCTTTTTCTTAATAAATTCTTTTTTTCTCTTTTTTTAGCAATACTAATTGGAAAATTATTTTTTTTCAAAATAAGATTAATTTCTGCAAAATTACCTTTTATTTCATTTAAATGAAAGATAAATTTTTGTGAAAATCTATTTCAAAAACCTTTCATTCCATTTTTTTAAATCTGCCATTCTGTTCATCCAGCCTTTGAGGAAGACCTTTTGTGTAGGGTTGCTTCTTACTATTCTATGCAGGAAATCCTCCCTTTCCTTATAGAGCTTTTGCAAGAAGTCTTTTGGTGCGTTATTCAGCGCTTCTATGGTTTTTGTGCCTACCACACCATCGGCTGTAACTCCCAGCATTCTTTGAGGTATTTTAATGCCATGAACACCACTTCCCCAAACCCAATCTACCAAAGTATTGGCTATCGCTTGGTCTTTGATTTCATCGGCTTTCCACCTATTCCAGTATAATTTCTTCATCACTGTATCCCAATCAGCATCGTTCATTTCCAAAAATCTCATATCGTTGTCAAATCCGAACACCGAACGCCACACATTATAAGTTATGCCCTTATTCGTGTGATAGCCTGATTTTCCTTTGTAAGGCGTAGGACATTTTACCCTGCTCGCTGTATCGTTTGCATCCCTTGATAATCCTCCTTCCCATTTTAGAATAAATGGTCTCAAACTTCTTATATCCGCCATATCATTTAAATTTATCAATTACCTTTTCCAGTCTTTCCCAAAGGAACATTCCCACAATAATCAGAATTAAATATACTATCCAATTTTCGGCTCGCTCGGATTGTTTCTCTTCCTTTGTCTGCTTGTGCTGTTCTTTCGCTTGTTTTTGTTCTTGCTTTTCTACTTCAACCCTTACTTGCTCTATTATCTTTACCACAGAGTCTTTTGCCTGCTTTTTGTCCTTGAAATAGACCTCTCCGTTAGCGCTTCCCTCTACAACATTGCCATTGTATAGGAATTTAAACTGCACAGGCTCACTGCCGATTGGCTTTATCGCAAAATCCAAAGACTTCGTAAGGGTTTTGATATTAGCCGTTTCCTCGGTTTTCGTTTCTGAAACAGAGTCTTTCGTTACCGATTCCTTGACTTCGGTCTTATGCTCTTCTTTTTCCTCGTGTTTTCTTACTTTCCTCGCTCCACATCCCAACAACAAAAACATAGCAAACCCCAATAAGGGAGTGCTATTCTTTAAAGTTCTCGTTTTCATCACTTTCTGTTTTTTCCTTTAAACTTTCCAAATCGCCAGTCTTCTCAAAATTCTTTATCTTCTTCAAAAGCCCACTCGGAGGGAATGCTCCGTTTGTCACTTTGGACATATTAACCAAAGCCGAACTCAAAGGATAAAGCAAAACCATCAATTTTATCATCACTTTGAAATAGACATCCAAGAACACCACTTCATCCAGTGCATCGTGCATAATTAACAGCATAGAATACCCTGATAAGATAACTGTTAGTTTTTTCAACAGCCCTAAAAGATTAGCCTTAAAAGTGAAATCCTTATCTACAAAGTAATGCAGGTAAGTCCCAAGAACATGGTCTATCATCAGCACGAACAACACACCATAGAGGAACGATAAGTCCGTGGTGTAAAGCCCTGAAAAATATTCAAACACCGAAACTGCCACCGCAGGAAGCATACACAATTTTAACGAAGCATTTATCTTCACAAACAGCCCTCCTCTGTACAGCAACACCAAATTATTCAATATAAACTCCCTAATATTCATTATTTAATTCTTTCTTTTAAAACCCAGCGCCTGAAGACGCTGGTATAATTGTCTTCCTTGTTCTACACTAGAGCTTTGCTCATTCTTTTAATATTCACCAATTCAAATTTAATATCACTATCAGCAGATTCGCTATTTATTCTAATACCAAATTTAAAACCTCTACCGTTTCCTACTATATTCTTAAATTTATTAATAGTAGTCAGTTTAGCTCGAACACTTGTCACTTCATTGTTAGAATTAGAATAAGCATCTATATAAACCTCATCTATTAGATTGTTTTCTGCGTCATAAACTACAGCTCGATGTGCAAAACCTCCTACTAAAACACTAGCATTCTCCCCACTTACTTTAAAAGTAAGGTCCCATTCTGTTACTTGGTTTGGTGTTGGGTTAGGCATTATTCTGTTATCTGAAAGAATATATCCAGATTGAACATCCTGAGAACCAATAGGAATACCGTTATTGATAAAGTAAGAATATTTACTATCTACAGGGTCCTCTGCTTTAAATGTATCAGCATCAAAAGCAAAGAATCTATATTCCTCTGTACTAGGAATTAATGTAGACTGCTTACCATCTTGCAATTTAAAGTTTACTACTCCAGATTGTCTTTTATCATACACTTCACCATAACAAGTCATTCTAGACCTTACTCCATCGTTAAATGACATTCCTGCCTCAGGCATATATACAAAAAATCCTTGTGTTTGATTAAAAATATCCTTACGAGGATTCGTTTCTCCCCACCTATCCACTGCCGAATTAGGTAAAACTGCCTCAATATGAGCCTTAACTGTACCTGTGTTAGCATACATATAAGTTTTCTCTATAGTGGCATTACCTGTAGGTCCGAAAGTAAAAATAGCCTGGTTACTCCCTGACACAGTAGCAACCTTCATTCTAAAAGTACTATGGTCAAAAAGATTAGGGTCTGGTACCTTATTCCCAGGTAACCCATTAATAGTAATATCTACTGCTAATTTTCCAGAATAGGTTAAATACATTCTATCAACAGTAATATCCATTTTTCCTCCTCCTAACAAGCTATCTACATACTTTTTCTGAACATACTGCTCATCTTTTGTAGGCTCGTAGTATTTAGAACTAGAAAGCCCCTCATTGATGTTAAGATTTAAAGTGTCTGCGCTACCTCCATTTTGATTCAATTCTACCTTAAATTCAGAATTATTTAATGCTAGAGCAAGACCATTACTATCTGAACCCCAAGCCTGATATAATATACCTTCTGTACTTGCTTTAAACTCTGCTCCTACTTCATGACTTGGAGCATCAGTATTAAAGTGTACACTCTTGGAATCTGCTCTGAAAGAAGCATCCATATGGTTTCCATTAACCTCTACATTACTAGAATATATTAAACCATCCTTACTTACATGTAAATCGTAGGTTTCCCCATTTTGCTTATATCCTTCATATCGTAAAGATTCTTTTTTAGCACTTAAAGTATAATTATCTGTAGTCGTATCTCCGTCTTTAACTACTAATTCTCCCTTCATCTCCTTACCAGCTAACTCATTTCCTGCAGTTAAAACCTCTTGTAAGGCTGGTGCTGTTCCTGTTCCTGCTGTGCCCGAACTAGAACTGCCTCCTTTCACTTTAAGGACTTTTCCTTTCTCATCAGTAACATATAGTTCTGCTTCTGATGCTGATACCTGTTGTGCAATAATGGTATCTTTCTCTGTAATGATAGTGTTTGGCGTTGGCGCCGCCTCTGTTAGAGGTCTTGTTTGTAATTCTACGAATCTCATAATGTTATATATTTAATATTATTATTCAAAAGATTTTCCTGATGCTGTTGGTTTAAACTCCATGAGCGTTCCATCAGCTTTTAATAAATAAGTCTTTCCATTATTTGGCACTTCTACTTTTTTATAAGCATTACCTTCTTTTACTACATCTCCATTTTCATTGTATAGGTCTATAAGAGCGATATTTTTAGGGAGTAGTTTCCTTTTTTTTCCGCTTTTAGTTCTAATGATAACTTCTGCGAAATCTTCATCAGCGGGAAGTATATAAATACTATTATTTACTTTTGCTTCCTCCGCTTTTCTTATTATTTTTATTCCTTCGCCTTTTGGAAAATGTATTGCCATATCTTATATTGCTTTTATATTGTTTTCATCATAAACATCTATTTCAATTACCTGCTGGTAAGAAGAGTCTGTGTTTTTGGTATCATATTCAAGATGTTCTAGTTCATCAGCAGTAATAACTAATCCTATATATACAGGTTGTCCTCTGAATGTTACCCCACTAAGGTCTCCTCCTGTAATCACTATCTTATTGAAAGCATCTCCTTCAGCATCATGATAGTTGTTCAAGAACAATGTTTTATCTAAAACAAAATTCCTTTGTCCATGTCTTAGTGAAATATGTAAATCAGTAAACTCTGGCGGTGTGTCTTGCTGGTGTGGGGTATCTTCAAAATCTCCCATACTCTGCCAGCAGTTTAGCACAGACTCACATATAGAAAACCCACCCAAAGAATTTTTTTTTATAAAATCTTCATACTTTATTCTAAGAAGACAAGAACCTTTGTAGATAAGCACTAAATCATCTGGGTTTATCTCTTTTGTTGTTCTGTTTTCTACGGGTTTTTTCTTTCTGGATATTCCCATATCTATTTTTTTCTCAAAAATAATATGATAGATAACCTGTTTTATTTTTGCTTATTTAAGCAAATTCCACTAATAACATCAGTCATATTATTTTTGTTTAAAAAAATATGGGACATAAAATCATTTTTAATGTAGACGCAAAGGAACTTATAATACCAGACTGCGTCAGGCTTTCTTCTGGTAAATCCTATGAAGATACCATCATTAGGGATAAAGAGTATTTTGGGGAAAGTCAGATTACTATTTCTTTTACCAATATATGCTCCAAGCAGTTTGATTTAGAAAGCATCACACTCTTTGAGAACACAGATAATGGCGGTAATTTCATAGCTAAAGTAGATGCTTTCTCAATAGGAGCAAACCAAACTATCAGTGTTCCTCTAAAATACTTTGGAGTGAGCAAGTCAGTTAATCCTACGAAAAATTATCTGGTATCCTTTAATCACACTAATGTTTCTTTTAAACTTAATGTTAATCAGCCTATTATCAATCACCCCCCTATTATACAACCAATAGATATACATCTGAAAAATAGAGAAAACTATGTGTTTAAGCTATCAGATTTTACTGATAAATATTCTGACTTAGACGAACATGAATTCAATTCTGTATTGTTAGAGGGAGATTTGTCTTCATTCAGACTGAATGGTGCAAGTATCACAAGTCCAATAGAAATTTCTGCATACCAAATTAACACAGGTGCATTATCTTACATAGCAAAAAACACAGATGATGATAGCGAAACGATTATATATATCAAAGCAAAAGACTCATCAGGAGAAATATCTGTGAACTCTGTTCCTTTGAAAGTTAAAAACAAAACTAAATGTATTGCGCCTACATTGGTTAGTGTAACACAGGTTTCAAATTCAGAAATAGATTTTGCATGGAAAAATAACGGAATGGATTACGAACATTCGTTTGCATCATTACTCCTTGAAATGTCTATAGATGGAGGTAATTCATATATTACTCTTTTGTCTACTAATCCTATATCTGCGACACAAGAACCTATACCAGGGCTATCCGAAAAACTAAACAAACAAAGGTTTCAGGATTATCACAAATTATATGAGGGAACATCTAATGGGCAGTTAGTTAAATTCAGGGTTTCTATAAGCAACGGCACTTGCAGCAGTATGATAAGTAATGTGGTTGATGTGATTTGGAAAAAAATGCTTGATGCTGAAATACATTTTGACTACTCTGGAGAAATGGGAAGGGAAGCTGGTATAAAAGACAATTTTGATGCAACGGTGGAAGGCAATAGTGGTGGTGTGGCTTTCATGCAGTGGGAAATAAAAAATTCTGAAAAACCTGACTGGACATTCTATAGTGACAATACTCATCGTGGCGAAAGATTTGAAAACCTCCCACTAGGAATCACTGAAGTGAGATTAAAAATCACAGGAACAAATGGAGAAATTGCCTACTCTAATGTTTTAGAATATATGAGGTTACAGGAAAACATAGAGGTTCCTTTCTGCTATGTAGGAGAATACCAGCTTGAAAACAAGGGAGTTGGTAAAACAGGAAGTATTAGATATGTAGACCAATATGGTAATGAGCAAAACCAAACTTTCTTTGATGAAGATGTAAACAGTAATAAGACTTGGTTAATTTACTACAAACAGATTATCTCAACAGAGAATTTAACCTCAAAATTTGCACATGGTAAACATTTCACTTCTCCTAAATTCATTGAACCTATAAGAGTGAAAGTTTCTGTTTCAGAAGGTTCTGGTGTATTCGCTTATATAGACCATGAAGGAGAACAAAGAAGTGTTTTCCCAAGTACTTCGGGAACAAGCAGCATAGAGATAAGCATCATGAAAGCCATAGTTAGCACCAAGAATGTAAGTGTTATTCTGCTTGGTTAGTACTAAACTATATATTGTTTGTTGTCATAATAAAATAAAACTGCTTTTTAAGGCAGTTTTATTTGTTTAATTTCTGAATTTAATTTTCCCTGATTCTACGATATTCTGATATAGCATCTTTGGTAAATACACCACCTATCTGCTTCGCCCTTTTTTTCGCTTCTTCTGGAACTTTATTACCGAAATAAGTCTTCATCAGTGCAGCTTTTTCCTTTGCTGATTTTGTGTTTTTTATTTCGTAAAGATAATTATCATATTTACCAGAACTTTCGGCACCAGCCTTTTTATATTTATACATTCTGCTTATATTCTTCATCATCTTTTTGATGTCATTGTCCTCATATCCCATGTTTCTAAGCTCTGATACCGCTCGTTTCTTAGCTTCTCCTCCTGATAGTTTATCCTCTACAAGAATGTCTGCAACAGATTTAGCATCATTATACATTTTATCTGCACGCTCTTTTGTCTCTTCTATTTCACTGCTGTTCATCTCCTCTAAATTCTGTTTTCTGTTAAATGTAGATGTGCTTCTATACACACGCTTTGACAGTGAAGTATAAATATCTTTGGCTAACTTTTCTGTGTCCCCATTTCCTGTAGCGTAATCCAAACCTCCATAAATAAGCCCTATATATGGGTTGGTGGTAGGCTGGGTAATAAAACCCTCAACAAAAACTTTTGTTCTTGCAGGAGACATATCGGCAATAGGTGCAAGAGTTTTATAAAAGCCCTCTATTCTTGTATCTCCCATTCCCTCGTTCTTAACCAATGTTTTTCCTACATCCGGATTCACTTTTCTTTTGGTAAAGGCATTAACCCCCAGCACAGTAGCCATAAGCCCTTTTACTATAGGATTCATGGCTGCTATTTCGTAAGCCTGTGAGTTTTCTCCAATAGGATTATGTAAAGGGTTTATAGGTAATGCCCCGTCTAATGATTGGTTCGCTCTTGATAATATAAAATCCGTAGAAAGTTTTTTCTTACCTGAAATCTCTCTCATTTGGTTTTCAATAGTGTAATCATACAGCGTAGCTATGGGCAATATCTCCTGTGTTTTAGGAATGGTTACTATTTGATAGTTTCCATTTTCATCTTTTGTTGGAAGGACAATAATGAAGTTAGAACTTCTTACATTAGAGTTTACCCCCTCCATTGCTTCAAGATAAATATCTATTGCGCTTTTGTCTTTATCCTCATCATCTTTCAGCTGACTGATAAGAAGCATAGACAATCCCGTAAACATTGATGCTGGTATTGCTACCGCCTGCATGATTTTCATTGTTGTGCCGATAGGGTTTTTCCTTAGTGCATCTGTAATTGTTCTTGCTCCTTGTGTCGCTGCATTCAAGTATGGCATAAAGGATTCCATGTCCTTAGTCCATGTTCCGCCCTGATTAAAGTCCAACACACTCCTCGCCTCTCTCACAGCTCTGTAATACATATCATCTTTCACTTGGCTGTCTTCTATTTCTTCAATGTTTCTGTAGCTTGTTCCTTTCTGCTTGTTGTAGTCCTTGAGTTGGTTTTTCAAAGTCCTGTCCATTATCGCTATACGAAACATGGTTTCTGAATAACTATTGAGCTTTTTTAAGGTAGCGAAAGATAAAATATTCCCCAAAACATCTCTGCCTTTGTCCCCCACTGCATATCTTGTTGCACGGTCTATAAAGCTTTCTTCTTTTACCATTCCTTGCTGACTTAGGAAATCCATCATTCCTCCATATTGGATATATTTATCCATCAACCCCTCTCCGTTTGTTTTACCATAATCATGTTTGAAAGCTTCTTTTATTCCTTTGTAAGAGTCTTTCACCATTTGTAGAATAGACAATGGTAAAAAATTACTGTATTGGTCGCTTGTGATGATGGAATGGAAAAAGTCCCTCGGAGTGTTGGAAATAAAGAAGCCAGGGTTGTTTCCTGTGGCAAAAAACTTAACCGCTGCCGAACCTGACACATAAGGGGCAACCTCTTTCATTCCTTTTCCCATAAACCCATCCATTACATCATTCCATTGATTGTGAAGTTCATCAGCTAAAAAGAATTCATGCTTTACACCATCTACATAGTAATAGTTTTTACTATATCCTTGCGGAGCGGTATCGTGTTCATACTTTAAGTTTCCGTTTTCCATTACCCCTATGATAGGGTTTTCTATAACCTTAGATTGTAGTTCTTTAAAGTATTTTACAAAGCGCTGTTCTTCTTTTGTTGGATTTTCCTTATCCTTAAGCTGTTCGTATCTTTCTTTTGCCTTAGGATATTCTCTCTCCATAAAGGTGCGGTTCATCTCGTTTACAGACAACATTTTACTCATCTTGCGCATATAGTTGTTCATTAGGAAACTCGTATCATTTACTTTTTCTCCTTTGCTTCCCTCATCTAAACTTTTTACTGCACCTTGCGAAAGTCCCGCTGTTCCGCTTTTAAATATTTCTGAATGTTGTTTGTCTATATCCCCCTCATAGTCTTTCATATGTTCAAGGTAAAACCTTGGAGAATATTCTCTTGATTTCAAAACATCTGCAGTATCTTTTGAAATAAGCCCATTCTCTAAAAGCCTGTCTATCATTTCATGATGTTGTTTGAAATACTCATCCGCCCTTTTATTCAATTCATTGAATTTCTCATCTCCTATTTTTTCTCTCAATATATTGAGGGCATCTTGTGCATAGTATTGGTTGAAACCATTATGATGGTCTATTGGAGGCAACCCCTCTTTCTCTCTATATTGGTCTATAGAAATGGTTGCTCTTGCATCTATAATCTTATTTAGGTTTCTGTAATCCTCTCCATAGATACCTTTAAAAACCTTGTCTTCTAATTTATCCATCCACTCTTTGGCTCTTCCGCTTGAGCCGTTGTTGTTGATGAATCTATTATAGGTGTTATCCATTCCCGTTTCTTCAAGGAGTTTCTTTGGAACAAACTGCCGGTCGGTAAATTTCTCTATCAGCTTACGAAGAGTTACCTTTGGTTTGTTCTTTTTAATCGTTTCTTCAGATTTATTAAATGCTTCTTCCTGAATATCAAACCCCTTCCCTTTATCTGCGCTTTGAGCTGCTTTTCTCTCCATTATCCTTTCTGCTATTTTTTTCTTCTCTTCTGAACGCATTTCTTCTGGGGTTTTCCCTTGGTCTAATCCGTTTTTCACATCTGTATAAGCTTCCTGTTTGGTTTGCTTCTCTGTCTTCTGCATTTCTGCTCGCTCTCTTATTTCATCATATACCTTCTGGAATTTATCCAAAGCATTATATACTGCTTCTGCTCTACTCTTAGGCATAGATACTTCGCCAGCAAGTCTTATCAGTCTTGTAGCCTGTGCAGGAGTAAGTTTATTAGACAATGGATTGCTCAATATATATTGTTTCAAATCTTCGCCCACTTCTCGCTGTGCTTGTGTTCTTAGCTTTACCTTGGTCTTAATGTCAGTGTTGAGTTGTTTTAGTTTATTTATTTTATCGCTGTAAGAGGTTTTTATATCAGCTATCTTTTTTTTCATATCAGCCTTTACCTCCTTTACTTCTGTTTCTTTTTCCTTTACTCTGTTTTTAAGATTTTCCTTGTGTTTTAAGGCTTGGTCTAAAATAAATTGGGCGATGCCATCCTGATATATTTTATCCTTTCTGCTTTGTGGCTCTTTCTTATACCAGTCCGTTTCTGTCAGCGTGTTCATTGCTGCATCTACACCTTCTGTTCGTAATACATTAGATAGCTCTTTTAAAAGACTTGATGGAAGCAGGTTGTCTTGTTGTTGCAGCATAACACCATCAATACTCATTTTTACAATCTGGTTGCTTCTTGACACATCTTCTGTTTCGCTCAATGGAGTGGTTTTCCTTTCACTTTCTGGCGTCTTCAGACGAGCTGATACATTCCGCGCTTCTGTCTCTCCAGTAAGGTTTTGATATTGTTCAAAGGCGGTAGTGATAATTTCATCAGGGTTTTCCATAAGAAGTAGTGCATCAAACATTAAGTCATCATACTCCCTATAAGCAATATCATCTTCTAATTCTGACTCCAATGTTTCTACTAAATCAAAGTTCTGGTCTATCTTGGCTCTATTAATAGCTCTCACCTTATTTTTCCATTCTTCAGATTGTTTATCAAAAATATTATTGGCTTCTTTTGCGAGTTTATTCGCTTGGTCTCTGGCTGTTATATCACGGAAAGCCAACCAATTACCTCCCTTAGCAAATCCCTCTATATCTTGAATAACATGCTGTATCTCATGTACAATAGTCTCAGCAACATTACCAAATTTAATATTAAAGACTTCTTTTCCTGTGGCAGTAATTTTTTTAGTTTCCGATATATGATCAAGAAAATTCTTAACCCCTTTCGCAAATTCTGCTTTTTCTTGAGCTTTCCTGCTCTTTAAGGTATTAGCAGTATCTTTATCAAAAAGGACAACCTGTCCAAGGCTTTGCTTTGGTAGAAATATAGTCTTACTCTCTGGGTGATATTGTCCCATAGTTTGTATATTATCAAAATACACAAAACCAAGTTTTATATCCATAAGTTCTGGATAGGCTTTAAACAAATCATTATCATGGAATAGCTCTCCTAAAGTTATCTCATTATCTATCCATATCTTTCCATTTACGGATTCATTAGCAAGGTCTATAGGTTTTAAATCTAATGAGGATAAATCTTGGATTTCATATCTCCATTTTCCATCTGCTCCTCTCTCCCAGCCTGTAGCAATCCATATTTCTTTAGCGGCCTTACCCGCTTCCTCCATTTCTTTGGCTACAGCAAGATTGTTCATTCTGAAATTACTTTCTTCTTTCTGGTCCAAATTAGCAGCGCCTTGTTCTCCTATGATTTGGAATCTTATGTCAGGGTTTTCATTAGAAAAGATGCCTACATTATCGGTTGCAGATTTAATTTGATTTGGGTAGAATACTACCGCCTCCTGTCTGAGGTCCCAGTTGTAATATATCCCATCATAACCATTAGATTCTACTTCTCTCCTAAATTCAATAGATCTTTCCCTCGAATTAGCCTCTGCCAATTCATCGTTTTCCTCTTCAGAGGCATAGTACATATCTCGAATATTTAGAAATACTTCTAATTTATTTTTACCATATACATTCCCTTCGTACTCATCTCCATAAAAATAAAATCCATCTCCCAACCATCCAGCATCAGTACTAGTTCCATTTTTACTTGAATCAAAAGTAGTAAAATCATTATTAGTATTGTGATAAAATACTTTAGGTTCACCATTCTCATCTACAGCTTGAGAAGAATCTTCTGGGTCATTAATCCAATCTCCAAACCATTCTTTAAATCTTTTTGTTCGTGTCAGTACCCATTGTTCTTCAGTAAGATTAGTGTCTTTTCCATTGGGTGCTTTTAGGTATGTGCCATTGGCTTTAGCTTCTGAAATAATGGTTTGTTTTTCTGCTTCTATCTCAGCCAATACTTCTGGCTTCACATTGCCATCACCATCAAAATCACTCTCTTTCAAAAAAGAATATTGAATATTATTATCCCTTTCTTTCTTGTGTGCTGGCTTCATCACCTTAGCAATGTCTTCGGAGGTTATTCCATGTTTCTTTATAAAGAATTTAGCGTTTTCTCGTATCTTCTTTATCAATATCTCTGGTTTATATATTTTCTTTCCGTATTTTAAGCAACCACTCATAAGCTTTTTTTACTACAAAAGTAGCCACGCACATGCTCTTAGATGGGTTTGCTTAACTCCTGTAACAAAAAAAGCAGTAGGAATATCTACTGCTTTTTTACTATTTGGGATTATGCACATTTTGCTGGCTGTACTAGTCCCATATTTTTTAGAAGACTTATAAGCTGTTCATCAGTCATTCCTTTTTCCATTATATATTCTGGTTTCATTTCTCTGCCAGAGGTCAAATCACTATACACCTTATTCACAAAATCTCCTAAACGCTCATCTGGTGTCATATTCCTTACACCAAGAACCTCCCCGAGTTTTCTAAATATGTTTAGCAGCCATTCTTTAAACTTAGCCATAGGACTATCTATTTTAGGATTGAGCATATTCCATTCTCCGTAATTACCAATGTAGGTGTTCATGGCTTCACTCCATAATTCATCATTAGACAAAGTGTCGTATTCTCCTTTGTTTTTCAGTTCATTATAGATTTTTTTTCCAGCCGAAGTTTGCTTGAAATACTCTAATCCTTTTTTCCATGCCTTAGGCATTATCTGCTCCCACACATGTGAAAACTCATGAACCGCTGTGTTGTAGTTCAGTTTATCAGTGTTAAAGTAGATACTTCCATCAGGGAGTTTTGCCCCATAGATAACGCCGTTAGAGGTTTTCATATATCTAATATCATCACTAAATCCATCATTAAATTTTGGATTTTCAAAGTTTTTTATTACCTTTGTAGAAGAATCAAGGGATTTTTTAGCGTCAGCGGGGGTACTGCTGTCTAAATAGTCTCTTGATTTTATTTTATCAGATAACCATTCAAGCATTCTTGCTTTGTCCGCATAGCTAATTAACCCATCATTTATCCATGATATTATATTAGATGTTGTTCTTGGATGAATACTTCTAACACTATTTACATAAATTTTACCATTATGTCTATGAGTTTGTATAGCAACTACAAAATTTTTATTGTTTTGTTTTAGTTCTGTTAAAACAACTTCACTATCTGTTCTGGTAGCGCTTCTAAATACTGCTAATGGATTCTGAATAGCTTTTGGCAGGTTTTCAACTTCTGAAAGTTTAAACGGATGATTTTCTTGATTAGACTTGTGAGCAAGTCTTACTGCTGCCATTTCTATTGGTAAATTAGGGATACCTGCACTTTGTAACACTTTACTTGGAACACCCAGTTTAAACACATGACTTTTAGGCAATTCGCCATTTATAAGCTGATGTAGTTCGTTGTTAAACTCTCCATTTACTGCTTGTAAGTTTTGTGAATATTGAATACCCTCCGAAGAATTAAATCCTTTTAGAGATTGGTAGTGGTTTACAAAATCATTCCAATCTGTATAGACTTTAGCATCCTTAAATATTCCTTTAGAAAACTGCTGTAATTTTTCTATAAATTTCCAAAATTCTCTAGGTGCTATCTTTCTAAATTCCCCAGTACTGTCTTTGGTTCTTTGAAATTGTATATCTGTAACAGGTGTTATTTCCGCTTCTCTTTCAGAAGAGGCGGTCGTTTCAGAATTGATTCCGAGTTCAGGTATTTCTCCCTCTCTTCCGGAGATAGCTTGTTGAACGCTTCTTGGGCTTTCTTCTCTGCCATTACTCTGTTGAGTGCCATTCTGAACGCCTTTATTTTCCTGTTGTCTTCTCGGATTTCGCCCAAGGTTTTCTGTGTTCCGTTTGACAGGGTTATTATGGTATTGTCCTGTCTCGCCGAAACTCTTGGTTTCTTCTGTCCATTCTCGGTAGATTTGTTCTTGTTCTGCATCGCTTAATGATTGTATTTGGTTGTAATATAATTCTTCTATCTCCTTATTAGACATTGTTTTTTCTACCTGAACAGCATTTATCATTGATTTTGCTTTTTCAGGTAGAGATTGATATTCCATTTCTTGAATATCCTCCTCTGTCAATCCATAGTATGGGTCATTAGCTCTACTATGCAAATCTACTAATTCTTCTTTAATTTCCCTACTATTGCTATAAGAATGTATTACATCTATTACCGCATTTCGTATATTATTCTCATCTATATGAGGGTATTCTCGGTGTAGCTTCTCTGCTACATTCTCTATTGAGTTTTCAGCATCCTTGCCAAGATAAGCCCATTTATAATCTGTTAGTTTCCTGCGCCCTTTACCTCTTTCTTCTAAACTTTCAGAATTCCCTAATACTTCTTTGCTTATACTTTTTGCGCTTACTTTACCATCTTCTGCAAAATACAATAGAGCTAAGTCTCGTGCATTAGTCGGCACAAAATTATTTATAGCTTCCTTTTCCCTTTGGGCATACTCTTGTCTAATTTCATTTTCTGTTTTCTCTCCAAAAATCAGAGCTTTTCGTTTCTCAAAATTAGGGTTTCTCTTCCCTTCCTTCGTTCTGGCATAGATTGTTTTTCCATTTGAATTAACTATGCTTTCTTCTCCGTTTTTTAATTTCCTATAAACAAAACCTTCTTTTTCTTTTTTTACAACAGTGTTGTCTTCCTTGCGTTGGTCTACCAGTTGGTTTAACTCTTCAATAAATTTCTTTGAAGTTACCTTCTGTTGTCTCCCATTCTTGTTTGTTGTGTAGAAGTTTCCTGCTTTATCTTGGGTATAAATCTTTCCTTTTCGCTCGTATTCATTATCAGCAAGTTCGGGTTGTATAGGTGTTACGTCTGTTTCTGCATTTTCATAAGACACAGATTCAGGAATAATATTGTTTATTGAACTGATGATGTCATCTAAATCAGATTCATTCAACTCTTCATCTTGGTTGTTTGTTTCTCTCTCAGTATTTTCCTGTGAAGTATTGTCTAGTTGCTGTGCTTCTTGGTTCTGCTCTTTTGTTATAGGATTTGCATTTTGTTTATCATTACTATTTATATTTACATCATTTTGTGGGATATTTAAATCCTGCTGCTCTTCTGGTTTAGAGACAGAATCCTTATTTTCTTCTATCTCATTTGTATCCTTATAAGAAATGTTTTCTGTTCTGTATAGACTGTCACCAGTTTGAGCGTTTAAGTCTATCTTAGTTACAGGAGTGTTTTCTGTTTGCTCTTTATGTCTTTGTAAATCAGAGCTTAATACTTCTTTTAAATCACTTTGTAAAGTGTTTATTTTTTCTTCTATTTCTGGTTTGAAAGTTTCATCCACAGAATTTAGAGAATTACGCAGTTTTTGTATGTTCTGCAATATTGCTGCAGATTGATACAAAGCCGTGAATGAGTGTTTTTCCTTATCTGGAATTTTATCAATATATTTCTTAGCTGTTTCAACCTCTCGTTGCAGCCTGTCTATTGATGTATCGCTGATGAGAAAATTATTTTTGAGCGAGGGAAATAATCTACCATCATCCATAACCGCAAGCATTGCAATCTTTTCTGCCCTGCCTGTTTTTGAGAATTGATAAATATCTCCCTCATATTCTGCATACTTAGAATCCGAACCATTTATTGCCCTATTTCCAATCTGCAAAGCTCCTACAGTTATCGCGGTCTGTAATATGGTATCCTCTATTTCATCAAAAGAAAGTTCGTCAAATTTATTGTCTTTAAGTGTGCCGTTATAGACAATCTTTACAGCATGTTCCGTGAAAAGCTCTGTGAGTTCCTGTGCCTCCTCTCCTACTAATTCTTTTCCATAAGACCTTGTTAATTCTTTTCCATAATCCTTAATAAGATTTATTGCATTCTTTTTTTCTCCATGAAGCAGATTGTAAGCCAGCTTTTCTTGGAAGGTTTTAGTTGTGTTGAAAAATTTAGTATCAGGGTTTATTTTAGACAACAGCCCAGTAAACAACGCTTGTGTTGTTCCGTATATTGTAGCTTGCGAATTGTTCATTCCATGAGCAAGTCCTTCCTTTATGTTGTCATCTAATGTCTGTATAAACCAGCCAGCCACACCGTTGTTAGATGGGTTTTGAAGCACCTTATTAAATGTCCTTAGTGACCTTGTAAGTGCTGAGCTTTCTCCAAACACAGATACCGCATTTTTCAGTGTGTTTATCTTTGACAAAGAACTCACGCCCTTAAGAACTGCACCTCCTACTGCCTCTGCTAAAAACATATCTGCAACCATTCCTGTGGTTGTGCCTATTACCCCTTTCCAGCTAAACTCTGTGTCTGTTTTTACAAGGTCCAACTTTCTTTTTTGTTCTGAGTTCAAAGTAATAGGTATTTCTTTGTCACCTGTAACCTCATAGAAATTACCTGCTCTTTCTCTTATCTTTTTATCGTTGAGAGTATAATCGCTATATTGGTCAAACATTCCTGCACTCTGAATCCCCCCGACCTCTGTAGGTTTGGTAACATCAGATATTATTTTACTGAATGTATCATTGTTGAACGGCATGTTACCTATTCTTAACACACCTCCAACCATGCTTTTCAAAGCATCAGATACACGATTAAAAACATTCCCCCCAATAGCAATAACAGAAGGCAGTATCTCTCCGTTCTGATAACCTGCTTCTATTTCTTGGTTTTTCCTTTTTTGAGCAAGGTATCTCGTCTGCACACTTTCCCATGCATCACCAAATTTACCCAACTGCTTTATAGAATTTTCTGTTTTTGCATCGCTGTCTACAACTTTATTGAACCTTTCTATAAGCTGATTCTTTTTTGATGGGTCTTTCTCGTGTTTTATCTGATATTGTAACTGGGTTAGTTTTTCATAATCTAACTCTTTATTTATTCTGTCTTTTTTTCCTGCAAAATTCAAAGCCATTTGTCTGAATTCTGCTCTGCCTTTTGTGTTGCCAAATTGCAGCAAACGAGAAAATCTGTCATCGCCTATATAATATTTTCCTTCTTCATCGTAGAAGCGCCCGATTTCTTTTAATATAATAGGATTTCTTTTCAAAGATTGTATAAAAGCCAATTCCTTTTTATCTTCTTCAAAAACATTTCCTTTTGTTGTTACATTGGGAGCGTCTAGTCCTGTATTTTCAGAATCATATTTATCTAACTCAAATCCTTTTTCATAATCTCCTAATACTCTTTGTGCTATTTTAATGTATTCCTCATCTGTCTTTGAGGGAAGTGCATATTTGTTGTAATATTCTTGATATAATGTGTGGTAGTCTTGGTTAGGATTCTTTTTGAGTTCTTTCTCTGCGTATTTTTGGGCATAGATTTTATGAATATCATTTATATCATTAGCAGCAATCATCTCTTCTGTGGTCAGAAGATAACCTGTATTTTTATAATGATTGTTTGTGATTTGTTGAAGTTCTGTAAACAGTTCTTTTTTACCAGCGTTTGCCTTTGCTTCGTTTAACCTTTTTCTTGCCTCATCTGCATTTTTCTCCATCATTATTTCTTGGTATATAGGAGACTGCTTATTCAGTTCATCTACACCATATTTATTGAAATTAAAAGCAGGTGGATTTATTTTACCTTTTGGGTTGGGAGCTTCACTATAAGATATATGTCCATAACCTTTATCTTCCCACTCTTTAAATTGTTTAAGGTTTTGTTCAATATCTGCATTTTGATGCAATAGTAGAGTTTCACCATACCGATATGGAAGTCTTGGATCAATGGCTTCTTCCATTGTTGGAGACTGCTCATTATCATCCTGTAATAGACTTTCATCTTGTTGAACTTGTTCGTTTTTCTGTTCCGCTTTTGCTTTGTTTTTCTTAGACAACTCTTTGAGGAATTTTTCTCTTTCTTCTTTCTTAGATGCTTCAAGTGTCTTTTTAAGGTTTTGTAAGTTATCATCAGCAGGAAGCCCCAACTCCTGCTCTATAGAAGTTGGGTTCAAGAATGAATTTCCTAATCTCTGTCTGATTAGTTCATTGGTGTTATTAAGGAAATCAGCATAATCCTTATGAACAGCATTCATACTCTCTGCCATTTTTTGTTCAGGAGTAATACCCGTGTTCATAGCTTGTAAACCGAAATCTTGGCTTGGTATATTATATTTTCCTATACCAGAAGATTCCGTTTGAATCAATTCCGATACCGATGAAGTGGGATTTACCAAACCATCCGATACCAAAGAAGCTTCGTTTGTTTCCTCTTGAGGGATATTCATCGCTTCTATCTGAGCCGTATTCATATCCAGCTCCTCCGAAATCGGCATCGCTGTTATCATCGGCTCTTGCCCATTCAGATTCGGAAGTTCCCCTATGTCTTTTTTTTTTAATCTATTGATTTCTTCTTTAAGAAAAACATCCGCTCCTTCTCCCAATACCTCATAGGTGTTGCGCACAGTATCTACTGGTTCATTAGATAAAGCTGCATATTCGCTGATTAAATTCTCTATATCTTTCATATAAATTTAATTAAAGTTAAAACCCTTCATCATTATAGTATATAGATTGTTCTATATCTTTTACTGAATTTGGAGCATAAGTACCATCGTATTTTATTACTCCTGATTTATCATAAATATTAAGTTGTCCTTTCTCAAGTTCTTTTCCTGCAAGTATTTTTGCTTCTATGAGTCTAAGGTTTAATCCTGCTCTATTTATTCTTTCCCTAGCATCACCTTTTGATGTTAATTGCTCATATGTCTGTCTACCTTTTTCATCGTGTCCTAGTACCGCATAATTGACATTATATCCTTTTCCATTTTGATTTTTATATTTAAAAGCAACCAATGTCCCTCCTTTTTTACCTAATGAAATAACCGTTGCATTATGATATGGTACTATCCCCTTTCCTTCTACACTTCTATAAATAGGTCCATTAGCTTCAGTAATTACTGGTCTATCATCATCTTTGTTCAGTTTTCTTGCCTGTGCTCTTTTAAGTGAGGTTCCAGCTCTTCTATCTTGAAGTTCCGCAGCTGTAAGTCTTGTTTTTGTGTCTTGTTCCGTTGGTACATATGAAGCGATGTTGTCTATAATACCTTCTTTCACTTTTTTGTAATCCTCCTCGGTTTCAATTTCTTTTCTTAAATATTGTTTAGAATATTGATTGAGTATAGGATCTATTGCATTTGCATTATAATCACCGAATGTTGAATCAAACCATTTAACAGCTCTTCCTTTCGCAAATTTTGCCCAAGAGTTTGTCCTATTACCATCTGTATTAGAAGACCATTCATCCTGCATTGTTTTTGCTACACTTGGTATAGTAGTGTCCATAAAGCCATTATTTCCGTTGGCTTTATTATTTTTAAGAAGATTAACCTCATCAGGGTTTGTATATAGGTTGATTACCTCTCCAGTAGAAACCCACTGCACAGGGTCATCATCTGTAGCATATGCGTTTTTGGGTAAAGCAAATTGTATCTGTCCGCTTTCAGGGTCTAATCTGTAATCCACCATCCCTGCTGAAATCATTTTAAGTTTATCGTTGTCATCAGAATTTAAAAATGATTCTCCACTAACAAAAGCATTCATCTTGGCTGTTGCTTTGTCTACAAAGTCCTTGTTGCCAAATGAAGTGCTTATTGCTGAGTAGTCTCTTGCTGCTTTTTCTGCCCTTGCAAGGTGTATGTATCTGTTCTTAGGATCGTTTTCCGCAAGCATTCTTTGTTCCGCAATATAATCAGCTGTTTTACGAAACATATCATTCCCCATGTTTTGTAAATTTGAAATAGTAGCAAATGGATCAACCTTTATTTTGTCAAACCTTTCTCCCATCTCTTTTTGCTGTTGTTGTAAAACTTTCGCAGCTGCCGCCTCTTTTGCCTTATTATCTTTTATAAGTTCATCTATGTATTTAGAGTATAAATCTCCTATTTTATACTCTACGGGTTTCAAAGGTTGATATGCAATAAAATTTCCTTGTGGTGTTGCCATTTTCTATGCTGGTATATGTTTGTTAATATTTACCCCACATTCCATTCATTCTTGTTCTAAGTAAAGGAATTGGATACTGACCTGTTGGAGTAGAAGACATTTGCACTGAGGTTCTTGCTACAACGGGTGTTGTTGTGTTAGCTGAGGTTGTAGGTGCTATTGGCTGACTATTAACAGCGGCTCTCCCTCCTGTTGGCAGTAAAGAGTTTGCAGCCATTCCGGTAGCCATAAGGGAATTAGTTGCTTGATTCCAAGCATTTGCCTGTTCATGTCTATATGTATTTAAGGCATTTCCCATTCCCAACAGGTCGTTATTCTCTCTCTGTTCTTGCATGTTTTGCACTTGCATTGCTCCATTAGCTATTAGCTGTTGTCGTTGTTTTTCCTGCTCATCGAGATTTGCCATTATCTGGGCTTCCTGAGAGTTTTGCTGTGCAATAAGGTTTGGAGCAAGACCTACAATAGCTCTACTTCCACCCATTGCAGCAAGGTTTCCATAAGTAGCCATTGTTCTTGCCAAATCTTCTCTCTGTCTGTCTGCTCCAAGTGTGGATACTTGTAGTCCCTCAAAGGCATTTTTAAGTTCTTGCCTTTTATAATTATCAATTTGTTCTTGCATTTGTCTAGCTCGTTTTCCCGCACCTATTGCTTGTATAGCGCTTGTTCCTGCGGAAACAACTCCTGCACCTATTGCTACTGCTGCTGGCATAATTATTTTAATTTATATATAATTAATTCACTACATTTATTACTCGTTTCAGTCATTCCAAGTTCCTTCATGTCCTTTATTAGAAGCTTGTTATCTGTCCATGTAGAAATGTGTTTATACCCCATATCTCTACATGCTATAATAAGTTCTCTTACAAACTCTTTTCGTGTTCCTTTGGGAATATTTTTTACATTAGGGTTTCTAGTAATGAACCCTATCTGTGCCATACCTGAATTGCTTGTCCATATAAATCCCACAAAAATTTCTGAGTCATCATTTTCAAAAACAACTCCTGTATCAGGGTACATGGTTAATGGCAGAGGATTTAACCCCCAGCTTTTCAGCCATTCATTTGCCATTTCAGCATCTCCATTTTCAAGTGGTCGTTTATAGATATTCATAAAACAAAAGTAATATCTCTTTATGCTTATGGTTGTTTTGCTTAAATAAAAAAGAGACACATAAGTGCCTCCTTTTTTTTTGCTACTTACAACTTGCTTGGTATCACCTCTGTATTTGTTGCTGTTATATAGTAGGGTTGATTTCCTATTTTTGTAAGAGTTACTTCCAGCCACTCTCCTCGCATCGGCACTCCACTCGGTCTAAAATGACCTTCTTGTTTTTTCTTAGCAAAAGTAAAATCACCTACATTCAGTCCTAATGAGTTCATTACTGTTATCTCATTATCTTGAATATTTGTTATTACAGTCTCCACATTTGCTGCTTCGTTTTGCAAGGTTTCACCGACACTTACTTGGTTGGTGATGCTGTTCTTGTAAATAAGTGTGTTTCCTTGTATATTTTTAATTGTCCCAATTCCAACTATACCAAGAGATGATGAATTATCCCTATGTATGTCTGTGTAAAAATAACTTTCCCTTTTCTCATATACTTTTTCAGAAAACGATGTTGCTGTAAGGTTAGTTCTCATTTTTGTGTTCCAAGCAGTATTAGACTGCAAATAGATAGCCTTGAAAACTTTATCTGTAGAGAAATCAGGATTTACAACAAAAGTTAGTTTAGCCTCATGTAACCCTTGTCCTGTAAAATCATTATATACATCTGTAACTTCATTTTGATAAACCGCACCTTTGTAGGATGAAAAGTATTTACCATTCATGCCAAAATTAAAATCTGACAGATAAGTGTAATAACTTGTAAACCCTTTATTTACCATAGAGTGAGCCAAACTAAATGATTTCACTTTATCACCTTCAAGTCTGGAACAAACAACTACATATTCCCCATTAGCATCATCAAAACTGCCTAAAAAAGATTGGTTGTTTTTTAGTAGTTCAACACCCTCTCTATAAAAACTATTAGTGTTTAGTTCTTGTATTTCGTTACCCGCTTTAACCAAAAACCTTGACCTATTTTTGTCTGTGAAATATATCAGTTGTCCAGCTGTAATAACACTTTCAGGATTTTCAGATATTCCATATTCATAAGGCAGTTCTTTATATCCACCTAAAACATCTTTACTCAATCCTAAACTTTCGTTCCCTTGTAAATCTGCTATAATAGATTTTCCATAGAATACATCTACAACCTTATTATTCTGAAAGGCTGTGATATTTCCATCCATTGCAATTATCCTTTGTATCTCTCCATAGCGTATAGGCAGAGTGAGCCAATTAGCAAGAGAAGGGTTAAAAGTAGAAAGTTCATTTATTCCTAATTCATAGTTATATACCCCCGAATAAGTTACATCATTTTTTCTGTGAATTCTCTTATATCCTTTTTTATCATAGCTGTTTGCTCTGAATTTATTTCTTATTGCTTTGGCATTGAAACCATCCTTTATCCTATAACTTTCTATACCATTCCCCCAGCTGTATCCATTATAAAAATCTATATCAAAAACAAGATTGCGTTCAGAGTTATAACTATCAGGGACTACCCTGCCATTTACAATCGGATATGTTTTAGGTGTTTCATAATAAAACGCCTCTAAATTACCCTTGCTTTTAGTTCTAAATATAATAGGTTTGTTTCCTCTATGAAGAGTAAAAGAAGTCTGGCTTTTTACATAAGCTTTGTGCATCCTGTTATCTTCATGTGGAGACCAATCCCACCCTGGAATATTAGTTTTAACAAGGGATACATAATCTTGTGTTGTTAGTATATCACACCATTGTCCTGAATCTACCGCTGTAAGCATAGATGTTTCTAAGTTTTCATTTAAAAAATCTGCAATACTATCATAGTTTTGTGAAGCATACACAGTTTGATTTAAATAGATTGTTCCCCACACTGTTGCTCCCCCATCACCACGACCATGTTTCTCTCTACCATATGTTAATTTTATGGAAAGTCTTAATTCATCCCCTTCATAAATCCGCCCTATATCTCCCTTAAATATACTTCCTTTATTATGATATGAACTAAAATCATATTTACCATGTGCCTTCCCCTGATAACCACTAGTAGCGTAATATCTCCGCTCATCTTTGCTGCCTTTTACTGCATCTATAATTCCTCTACCTGTTTCTCCATATACTCTTGTAATGGTATTTCCATTAGATTGTATTCTAATGGAATTTATATCGTCATGTATTACAGCATACAAACCACTTAAACTAAAACCATCTTTTGCATCAAACATTTTAACTTCCTCTACATAGTATTCTTTATATGATGAAGCGTCTTCATCTGTCCTTATCAAAACATCTCCTTTTCGCACTCTGTTTACATTATCACCTATAAGATATAAATATACTTTTCTCCCTATTTTCTTAGCATAAGTACTATATAATATCTCATAATCTAATGACTCACTTTTTACAACAAATTTCATTTTTGTTGCAAATAAAGGATGGTTGTAAGTATGAGGAATGGTTATTTGTAAACGATTGGCTTTTAATCGGTCTTCAAAGCCTATTTCAACCTCGCTGTCAGACTGATTATTAGGAAGTAACACTGTAGTGCTTTCATTATAATCATTGTAATAAACTACGCCTACTTTATATTTGTGTAGAGAAACAGCTGTTCTAATACCTGTTCTCCAGCTATCTGTCTGGTTTTTATTAACTTTAAAATTAATTGGCTCTACATCATATCCCTCAAAATAATTACCAAAGATTATCCTATTTCCTACTGCTGTTTGTGTTTTAGGAAATTTGGGCATGTTAGAAAAAAGCATATTGGTTGCTTCCTCATTCAATACCTCATAATTCTTAGAAAACTTATATTGTATGTCATAAATAAAAGCATTGTCTGATATATTAGACTGCGCTTTGTTTATAGAATATATAAGATACGCTGTATTACTTCCATGTTCCCTTGCATAGACTTCTATATCTGTAACATTCTTTCCTCCGCTATTTATTCCTATCTGTATACTTCCAAATATATTAGTCATTCCCTTGTTTTCTCTACGGGCATCTACATGAAAATTATGAGGAGTAAATGCTATATCTGTATAAAAAGACAATGCAGAATAATCTCCATCTAAGTATTTATACCGATATGCAAAACTTACAAACATATCGCTGTCATCATTACTACTGCTGGACCTACTCCCTGTTGATAAAATTTTGGGGGCTTCCTTTGGTGGTTTTTTAGCGAGAACAATATCCTCTTCTGTAAAGCCTAATGAGTAATCTCTTTTTAAGTTTATTACTCTTGGGTATTCCCATGCTTCGTTTGAGAACAAAAGTAAATCCCCTATTTGGTTAATATTCAATATATATTTTAATGGAAAAATGATTTTTCCCTTTTTCCATCTTACAAAGTCAAATCGTAAAACCCTATTATCCTGAATAATAATTTTAGACTCTTTTGTTTCAACATCATATTCTATTATTTTACTTTTGCCGTTTGGCTGCGCAAGAAAATAGTATAATTTATTATTGTCTCCCTCATACATTCCTACCACAGTCATCTGCCCATTTTCAGAATAATCCGAAATCTTTTGACTGCCTTTCAAAAAATTAAACCTCCCATCATCTCCTACCCCTATAATACGGAGGTTTTCAGCATGAACAAAGTCCTTGTTGTCAAGCAATGAATAGGTAAGGTCACTATTCATTCTACCATTAATAAAAGTATTATTTACTTTTGCCATTATTAGTATGCGTATTACATTAATAAAATTGAAAGCAAGTCATTCTTAGTCAAAGGATTGTCTTTAACCATTTGAGCATCACGATGATTTTTAAACAATCTTCGGAAATATTGAGACTGTTGCAATGTGTCTTGTCCCCCCTCTAATAATCTGTATTTAATATAGTATTCAAGAATCATAGCATACTTATCATCCAGCTGAATAGCACATTCATCTATTCCGTCAGTCTGGTTGCCTATATATTCTATTATTACCGCCATATCTTCCAAATCAGAACTGAACTCAAAGCAATCGTTGTGTTCCTTTATCCATGAATTTTTATATTTCTCAATATCAGATATAAGCTGTTCCATTTCGCTTGGGCAATATTTGGAATAAATTCCTGTTCCTTCGCACTTTACACATTGATCATTTTTACATCCTGTTCCGTCCTCATTACACTCAAGGCAGTTATCAAACAATTCCTCGTTACAGCCATCAATCAGTGAGCCATCACAATCAACGAGATAATGCCTTATTTCAGAAGGTATTCTACTATTGATATTTAATTCTATTGTCCTGCCATCACAGTTGATAAGATAAGCTCTTACAAAAGCTTCATAATCGGTAGGCTTATATACTACACAGCTGGATGGTATGCGGATATTCATCCCTTTGATATTTAAGCCAAAGGTAAGTCCTAATTTTTTCATACCTTCCTTTGCATACATTACCATCAAGTATCGTGGCTTGTTACGGAATATACTGTCTATACCCTGAGCTTCCAAATGTATTGCATCTACTATTTCAAATAAGCTTGTCATCTTTTATTATCTGTGTTTAATTAAGCAAAAAGCAAATCACAGTGTCTTGATATTACTTTTGCTCCAAAGATATATATGGATACACAAAATCATTTTTTTGCTAAAAGCCAACTGACAAAATCTGTAAGATTTGTAACAGCCTTAAAACTGACATCTATAAAGTTTACAACCCAGTCAAGTTTTGCCGCTCCTGTTGTCTTATTTGCTCTAATGAATAGTATTGAAGAATACAAAGCAACATTAACAGGAAGACAAAAAAACACCGTTGCAGGGACAAGTTATTCCAGAGAAAAAAACGATGAGGTTCGTAATGTTTTCCTAAGTCTTTATCATGATGACGAAACCCTTTTGTCTTACCTTAATGATAAGATAAGCAGGGTGGTTATCAAGCGGTATAAAGGTAAAAACGAATACAGCAATGATGAATCCAAAATACTACTAAACAACATACTAAAAACGGACCTTCTTGATAATCTTGAATTGTGATGAAAACAAATTTTGTAAAGCAGGGAAAAGAAGAAATGAATGAGTTTGTAATCAAAGCGATTACAGATTTATTAAAGGTTTTGGACTCTCGTGTGGTATTTCCTACTGATATGAATGGAGTTGTTCAGGAACACAAACTTTTAGCCGTAGTGAAATCTCGTGAGCAGGTTTACAAATCCACCATGTCGCTTGTTGATTTAATTCAGATTGACAATAGCGTATTCTTAAATCAAATCATTAGAGGTTTAAAGACAACATGGCATGAACTTACTAAAATAACCACTCGGAATATAGGGGGGTATTCTGCTATTGATGATGAATATGCATCAGTAGAAATAAAAGAACAATTAGCAAGAGAAAGCGTGGAGGATGACAGACTATCATCAATAGCACAAGCTAAGGAATTGTCCGCAAAAGTAGCTTTCCAAATTCTAGACAGGATAAGCCTCCTTGAAGATCCAGAGGGGGCAAATGATGAGATACTTAGAAACTCTCAAACACCCAATATCATAGAAAAGTATGTTGAAAACTGATACATCATATCGAAGAAATCTGCATAGAATATTAACCGATTATATTCCCCAGTCTGTTATTGAGGAAGGGAACGCTATTGCAAAAAAATATCCTATATCAAAGGGTATCACAAACAAAGAAAAATGGAAATGGAAATACGGATATAACGAGGAATATGATATGGTAATCATTTCCAAAGATGGCACTATTGGTCAGATATTAGAAATCAATGATTTAGTAATTGCTTTACCTAAGCAGCCAGACAATATTCGTTTTGAAGGTCTCACCAGAGATTGCCGAAAATGGCAAAGATATAAAGTCCCAAAAGAGTTGATGTTCTTTGATAAACTATTCAAAGATGAGCCTAACACGGAAGCTAAGTTAAACGAAATCTATAAAAAACATCAGAAATTTATTGAAGAAGACATTCACAGAAAGTTTTATGGAGACTGGTTTATAAATGATAACGAGGTTATATATATCACAGGATATTATTACTTTTTCTTACAGCACTATAAACTTACAGATATGCGTAGGTATCCTGATTTCCGTATGCCACAGAGAGACTATTTTATTTTTATAGAGGCATGTTTTGCGGATAATAGATGTCTAGGTTCGTTATTATTAAAATCTCGGCGTTCCTCATTTTCTACCTCATCCGGAAGTATTAACCTTTGTAAAGCTATCACTTACAAAAATGGATTTTTCCCTATTGTATCTAAGAAAGATAAAGATGCTCAAACGCTATTTACCAATCATATTGTGAAACCTTTTCTTGCTTTACCTAAGCACCTACAACCTCAACGGACAGGAGAAGTAATGCCAAAGTCAGAGCTTATTTTCTCTGCTCCCAAAAAGAAACTGACAACCAACAATAAAACCAATACAGGAGATGATGGCTTAGATACTACCATAGCATTCTACTCTACTACCATTGATGCTTATGATGGAACACAGGTTACTATATCTATTAATGATGAGATTGGAAAATTAAAAGGCAACCTTGATATAAACGAATACTGGGAACAAGCTCATAAGATGTGTCACATCGTAGGGTCTCTTGTTGTGGGTAAAGCGCTATGTGGCTCTACCGCTAACCCCCCAAATAAAGGAGGAAAAAACTATGAAAGATTTTATGACAACTCTAAGCTCTCCACTCGGGACAAGACAGGACAAACCAAGACAGGACTTTACGCTATTTTCATTCCTGCTGATTTTACAACCATGGGTTTTTTTGATGAATGGGGATACCCTATCTACGACACCCCGTCTGAATCTGTTATAAATGAGTTAGGGAATATAGTAAGTATAGGGGTTAAAGAATATTTGGATAACCAAGAAGCTGTATGTGGGGAGAACCTTCAAAAACTCAATGCTCAAAAAAGAAACAATCCGAGAACAGACACAGACCCTTTCCTTGATGAAGAAGCCACTAATATGTACGCAACAACAGGGATGGTTAATACTATTAACTATCTGAAAACCAACCGAGATAATCCAGAATTGAAACAAGCTGTTTTTAGGTTTGATTTATTCTGGGAAGATAAAGACAAAATGATTGTTGGAATGACAAGAACATCAAAAGGAAGATTTGTAGCTGTTGGTAATCTGCCTGTTCCAAAAGAATTCCGTAACACCTACAAAATAAAAAACAACAAGAGAAGCCCTGCCAACGGACATTTAGGAGCGTTCGGCTGTGACCCATATCAAGCAGACAGAACCAAATACAACAATGGTTCCAAGCAGGGGTTTGTAGGAGTAACATCAGACCATTACGATTTGTCAGACCAACAGAAAAACCAAACTTTTCTTTTCTATAATCACAGACCAGACACAAGAGAAGAAGCCGAAGATGATATTATTAAAGCTATCATTTACTTTTCTATGCCTATTCTTCCCGAGATTAACAAAAAATCATTGGTTGAAAAATTGTACAAAATGGAATTAAGAAACTATGTTTTGGTAAATCCAATTAAGAACAAGAAAGACTTAACCCCTGATGAAATAAAATACGGAGGAATGGTGTCTTCCAATGCAGGGAACTCTATACCAGAGCAGGAGTCCGCACTTGAAACATATATTCATGCTAATTTCCATGAGGAAATAGAATCCGCAGAAGCCCTCAAATCTCCATTTTTAGAACTTAACGAACAAGCAGCTTCATATACGAGAGAAAACAGAGGCTCTAAGGATATTGTTGTTGCTTGGCAGTTAGCATGTATTGCAGCTAAAAGAAAGACAAAAAAAGAAGAAAAACCTGTTGTAGAAATATCCCATATTACGGATATAGAAAACCTGTTTAAATTTCAAGAGGTGTAACTATATAGAAATAAGCAAAATATTATACATAGTATAGTAATATTATTTTTGTTAAAAACCATTATTTATATAAATATGGCACATAAGTTTCCAGACGAACTTTGTTCTAATGATAAAAAAAAGTCCTTTGAATTTGCAAGGGATTATGCTTCTGCTATTTGGGATGAATGGGAAAAGAGATATAATGAAAGAATGTCCCATTACTCAAAACTTAGAAAATATGCGCTGGGAATCCAGTGTATTAAAAGAGTAGAAGACAACATTACCAATCGCGGAAAACTCATTAAAAAAGAATTTCTGCGATATGATAAAGAGGACCGTGTAAAAGTTTTACCTCAGCTTTTGCGTAATTTCTATAATTCCATAGATATGAATGAATTCATTCCTGTGGTTCGCGCCATAGACCCATCTGCTATGGAAATAAAGACAGAGCGTAAAAATGAAAAGTTAAAACTATTCTACGCAAAAGATTTTATTGAGCAAGAAGCCCAAAATAATGGAGGGCAAACACTTATCCCATTGAGTGATATTCCTCAATCCAAGGAACAAATCCAATTAGAGGAAGAAGCAGCAAAACCATTAAGAGTAGAAAGAGCAGAGTTAAAGGCAATAGAATTTGTTGCTTTAATGAACGATTTCCATATTAGGCAGGATGAGTTTCTCCGAGACATGGTTGAGGTCGGAACTATGGTTGCCAAAATTGATACAGACCCTGTTGAAGGGATTAAGATAGAGCGTATCGCACCCGAAGATTATATCTGCGGGAAAGGGAAAGATATTTTTCACTCTGATAGTCCATATCATGGTCTAGTAAAAGAAATTCCTGTAAGCATGTTCAAAAATATTGCAGCAGAAAGTGGACTGATATTTTCTGATGAAGAAATAAAGAAAATGGCGAAAATATCTGAGTATGAAAAGCTTTCAGAAAATGTAAAAATAAAAGTCCTTTTCTATTCTTTCAAAACCTTCTTTCAGGAAGTTTACAAAAAGAAAACCAACCGCAACACTAAGGCTGTATCTCTCATAGACAGAACCAAAGATGTTGGTACTAATAAAGAATATAACCCAAAACAAGCAAGTGATATATCAGAAAAAATTGTAGATAACTACGATGTGTGGTTTGAAGGAGTGATGGTTTTAGATATAAACAAAACCATTATCCGCCACAGATTGATGAAAAACATGCCCGAACATAGAGGTAAAATGCTACCTCCTTTTGTTGCTTGTTCTCCTAGAAAAATAAGTCTCGTAGAGGAATGTATCCCAAAGGTTGATGCTATTCAAGAATTAAGGCTAAGAATAACCCACCACAGAAATAATCTGAAAGGGGATATTACAGAGATAGACCCAGATGCTATATCTAATATTGTACTTGGGGATAAACCTCTTACACCACAAGAAGTCTTATCATACTATTTTTCTATGGGCTTGGCTTTCAGAAAAACAAAAGATGAAGATGGAGATTTTGTTCAAAACAACCGCCCTTTATCAACCATCCCAGAGAGTATCCCAAGAGCCTTGATTGAGCTTACCAATCAATATATTTCTGAAATTCAAAGTTTACAACAAGCTTTTGGAGCTATACAATATGAAATGGTTAAGCCGGACCCAAAAACACTAATCACTGGTGAGCCTTTCAGATTGTCAGACAATACAGCTCTCAGAGATTATACTAATGCTCTATTCAATGCTTCTATTAAAATATACCAGACTGTAAGCACAAGAATTAATGATGCCTTTGGGTGGAACCACATCAGAGATATGTTCATTGACAATATTGGAACAGATGATATGGAGGCTATTGAACAATACAGAAAAGATAGAAAAAGCCATTTCTTTTCTGTATATTTAGACTATGTTCCAAGCCAGCAAGAGCGTGCGGACTTTCTTGCAGACCTTTCTGCTCATGTGCAGAATGGAACCCTTGATGCACTTGACAAATGGGAGCTTTCTAAAATTAGAAACCCTGATCAAGCAAGAGCAAGTCTAAGACTTAGGTTAGAAGCGAAGAAAAAAGAAATGCAAGATTTTGAGCTTAGAAAAATCCAAGAAAATCAGAATCAAAATGTGCAGGCATCTATGGTTGCTTATGAGAATAAAGCAAAACTTTCTGCTCAGGAGCATCAGCAAAAAATCATATTAGAAAATCAAAAAACAGAAAACGAAGCATTCTTACTGATGAAACAGGGAGAAATTAAAATTCTTGAAAGTGCCAATGCCAGGGAAAGTAAGATGCAAATAGAAGAGTTCAGAAGCAAATTTAATGCAGACCTTACCGCCTACAAAAAGGACAGAGATGAAAAACTAAGTAAAGACAACCGGCAGTTCTCTGCAGAAAAAGAAGCCCAGCTTATCAAGTTAAGAAAGGGAGAAATATCGGACATCAGCAACTCTGATGAACCAGAAATAGATTTAAGCCAATTACATGAAAACCCTATTCCATAGTCGGATAGGGTTTCTATATTTATAGAAAGAAAAATAAATTTATCTTTTCTTTGCAATAATCAGCCTCCTAATTATTCTTCGCAAGTAGTTTACATATGATTCTATAATTGCTGAGGTTTCCTTTTCAGAGTCAAGAAAAACACTTGTATCTATATTTTTCTGCATGTATAAAAACTCAGAAGAGGTTATCATCTTTGCTTCATACATCCTGTCAGTTACATCGCATACACATCCCACTTCATTTCCATCATATATAAACTTTATTATCTTTCTGAATAAAATTATTTTATCTGTGGATTTCATTTTAAAATAAACATATTAGCACACTATCTCTATTATCTTGATTAGTCCGTTTCTGGTTGAAGGTAATGCCCATTCCGAAAAGAATTCTTCTGAGTTCAACATCTGTTATTTTTTTACCGCTCCCCCTCCAGTTCTTTTGTAGTGGTTTTACAACTTTATATTCTATATTTAAATACTCACACATTTCTATAATTTTCTTTCCAGTCTCGTGGTTAGCCCCTACATCCCGCGCCATCTTCTCTCCTATACTCTGGCTTTTCGCAAACCTAAAATTAGATTTTTTGTTCAGCCATCCTCCCTCTATTTTTATCAACTTTATATTGTCTTTGTTTTCTCTTAGATAGTCAAAGAGTTCAAAGAAGGATAAAGACTTTGTTTCTATATTTTTTTCTTTTGGATTGTGTATAGCTATTCCTGATTTACAATTATCAGGGTCTATTCCTATTATGTAACTGAAATCATTCATCTTCTCCTGCGTCAAATTGGGCGGCATCTTCGTCTTCTTGTTCATCCTTATATATGTTATAATATTCTTCATCATCTTCTATAAACCTTTCCATTTCCTCCTCTTCATCTTCATCCGTTATAGATGGTCTATTTTCTGGTTTTGAATTTCCGTGCATGTGCTTGGTTTCGTTCTTTTCGTATTTGTCTAAAAACAAAGCATGTATTCTATAAATAGAAAAAGGATATTGTTTCTTACCTCTTTTCTTGAGAAAATACCAAGACAGCATTTGTTTAAAAATACTAAAATATTTTCCTGCTCTTGCTTTCTTGTCTCGCTTACTAACACAATGGAGGATATACTTATCTTCATTAAAGAAAACATCAAAATCATAGAGGTCGTTTTTGTTGAATACTGCTTTGAATTTTGGTATCTTACATTTTATAACTAACAATTCATTATTTGTCCCTTCACTATGATAAGAAAATCTATCCTTTATTTTTTTGATGATAAGTTTTAAACCTGCTATTTCAAGAAGTAAAGGAATTTCCCAAAGCATAACACCTCTTCTTCCAAAAACCATCCTCCTGAAAAGTAGCGGTTTCATGTTTATTCTTTTGGAAAGAATAGCCTCTGTTTCACTGCTGTTAAATCCATAGGATTTCATTTGAGCAAGAAACACCTCCACAAATTCTTTTTGAAAATGATTACTATTAAAATCAAAAACAGGAGGAACAAAACCATTATGCTGGGCTTTTCCTTTTTTCCATTCAAGATGAGCTTTAGGGTAATCTTGTATTTTTAGAAGATTCCAATTCCTCCATTGGTTTTTCTTAGCCATTTTTATTTTTTATTATTCAACTTCCATAATAACTTGTACTATCGGCTCCCCCTCTTTCGGGATTAAACGCTCCAAATCTTCGTCTCGCCTTTCGCTTTCTTTTTGGTGGTATATCATTGGGTGATTTATCGCTGTGTTTATGAATACATAATCTTGGTTCTGTGGTATAATCAAACAGGAGTGAATCAGGTCTTTCATCTCGTTGCTTTGCAAAGGCTGACAAATTCTCAATTTTGGAGATGGCTCTATGTAAAATTTGATTCCATACTCCGTCACTTCCATCTTTTGAATTAATAATAAATTTCTTGTATCTGTTGTGGTGCTTCGTAACTGCATATTGGATTTTGGGTAGTCTATATTCTTTGCCATATTTTATATAAGGAATTAATTTTTCTGTAAGGGTTGATTCTCTGTAATAGCTATTCAATGCTTTTGAAACTATAAAACACAAATGATATATATTAAATGTTTCCAGTTGCTGCTCAAAAAAGTCTGTAACATCAAGGTATTTTCTTTCGTAATCATTTTCCTCATCAAATAGATATATGTTAATTACATATATTCTATTATTTCTAAATAAAAATCCACAAAAGGTATATTCATTTGCACATTCCTTCCACCATTCCTCTTTGCTTTTATCTTCCCCATTACAGAATTTCATCCTAATATTTTCAGGACAAAAATCTAAATATGGAGCAAACAAAGAGGACATGTGTAGAAGTAAAAAATTAGAAATAACAACTATTTTACATTCAGGTCTTCTTCTTTTACAAAGATTCTATTAACCATTTTACCTTTGCGGTCTTTTATTTCATTGTAAGCATGTTCCATACATTCTTGCAGAGATGTGCCATTTAGTTTTGCTATACCAACCAAAACAACAACCATATCTCCTATACTATCTTTTGGACCTCTGCCTCTGACAATATCTGATGCTAACTCTCCCATCTCTTCTGTCAGTTTCAGAAACTGCCCCTCTACTGTTGTTCCATGCTCAGGGTGATAGAAACCTCTGTCTTCTCCCCATTGTTCTATTTTTCTTATTAAATCCATTTATAT